GATTTTGCGGATGTTGTTAAACAGCGCGTCAATTTCCTTGAGAGTCAGAGCACATACCTCCTAAAAATTATTTTGTATAAATGGTTTTGTAAAAAAGCACTTTTGTGCTGTTTAACTGTTTTCAGTATAAAAAAAAAAAAGAGGCTTGTCAAGCCTCTTTAGTGTATCCTTCCCAATTGAATTCGTCTACGTCACCGGTTCTAAGATTTGTCCGTTCAAGTATCGTGTAACAATTTCCTTCTGTGTCTACGTAGTCTTTCAGTTCGTAGTAATATCTGCTGCACCATACTTGTCCGTAGGTTTCGAGTCTTGTGATGGTTCTTTCGTTCAGTTTAGGCTTTTTCATTTTTGTTGCCTTCCTTTGATTCAGCCTTTAGATGAATTCTTCGGTTTTGTCTATCCTGTATAGGTTTACCGTGTACACGTCTGGTCTCCTTGCTACTTTTTTGGCTCGCGCTCTTGCGCTTGCCGTGTAGTCGATAAAAGGATTTAACTCTTCTTTGCCGTCGTTGTAGGTGATTTTTGCCAAGAACTTGTATTCCTTTTGCTTCATCTTAAGCACTTCCCTTCTGTGATTATATTCTATCATTTTTTTTGTAAAAAGTCAAGGTTTTTTGAAAAAATTAGAAGAATTTTGTCTTGAAGGTCATGCGCTAGGCGCGGTGCGCCGTACGAAGAGCATGACGTAACTTTTCGGTTTTGCTCGTCGGACGGCCTTTATTCTCTTTTTCAACACTTTCAACACTTTCAACAGGTTTTCCACAAAATGTTGCACAAAGGTTTTTGTGCATATTGCTACACTTTCAACAATTCAACAAGTTATCCACAAAAGTATCAACATTAAAATTAACCAAAAAATATCGTTCCAAGGATAAAAATTCATAGTTTTCAACATTTCAACACTCCCTACTACTACTACTACAACAAGTTAATAATAATAATAATAATATAATGCACGTGCGCGTGCGCGATTACGTGCGCGTGCGTGTGCATTTAACAAATCAATAAAACACTCAGCCAAGTAGCTTACTTGATAGTTACTTGGCTGAGTGACACCAAAGTGTCAAAATACACCTTTGGCTTTGCTCATCTTCTTCGACATGGATGTTTCTTTGTCTTTTAACTGTTCTGCGTATGGTTTATCAGTTTCCGCGTTTCTTTCGATTAAGGACGCGATAGCTTTCTCTTGCCGATACTTCTTGATTCTCCATGCTTTTTCAGGGTTTTCAGCTTCCAGTTTTCTCCAATAGTATTCTGGTATGGCTGCTCTCTTGCCGTTGGTAAGCTGTATGTACCCTTGCTGCCAGAGTCGTGTTTGGTTGTCCTCAAACCACTTGTCTCCGAGTCCCGGCTTACGGCTCATGGTACAAAATGGTGGTACTAAACCCATTTTTTGGTAACGCTTTTTGTCGTTGCCGTACAGTTTTTTGGTTACATACCCTGCAACATAGTTATATGTTTCCGGTGTTGCCTGTGCTATGTCCACAGTACCTTGTCCCCAGATTTTGACCAACTTATCACTTGTATAATGACCGTGTCTTGACAATTTGTGGATTGGTTTTAAGTCGTCTGGATGCCATCCATATAGTATCATGTGATAGTGTGGTCTCGCTGTGTTGTCTCCGTACTCTCCCGCTAAAAAGTATCTCAGAGGCTCTTTGATGGCCTTTCTGAGCCTTTTCATGAATAGTTGGGTATCTTCTACGCTCAGCGTTTGCGCCGTTCTTGGACGCTCTGAGACGCCTTTCCAGATGTTTATGCCGCCTTTATAGATTTCGCCTGTCTCCGTGTCCTGTGTTGGTACGTGGTCATCGTCATAAGTCAGCGTTATAAACCAGATGCTTTCTTTGTCGTGACCATATGCTTCTAGCTCCATTCGTGTGCTCCAATCTTTCCGTTTGCGCAGTCTGCACCCGGTACACTGTCCGCATGGTATCAACATTACATCTTTTCTGTACATTAAATTTTCGTAAGTCATTTTGGTCTTGTGTATCTCGTTAAAAGAGGCGAGTGAGTACACTCGCCCACTCGCCTCTCTGTCATGAGGTACATAAAACCGGATTAACGGTTTATTACATCCCATTTATTTACCTCTTGGATTTACACTCATGTACCCTGTGGGCAAGTACCTTCTTGCCTGTTCGAACTGTCCCGCAAGCTCTTTCTTTGCTTTGTCTGCTACGGGTAAGGCCGCGAACTTTTCTTTCAGTTTGGCCGCGTTTTCCACTGCTGTTTCAGCTATGTCCTCCATGTCCCCTTTGAGTCTTACCGGGTTTGAGCTGCTCGACATGATAGCTTGCTGGATGCTCTGTGCTGCGTTTTCTGCGTGACTCCATGCTTCGCTATGACTGCTCCAGCTGCCATCCTGTTTGATGCCCGGTAATGCTGTTGCTCCCAGTGCGCTGCTGGATGCCATGCCCATACTTGCGCTGCCTATTGTTCCTTGTGCTCCGCTTGGAGTGCTTGCGCCGCCTTGTGTGTATGCTAAGATAGGATTGATACCTGCTTTTCGCATATCTTCGACGGCTCTTTGGTATGCTGTGTTACTCATTTGCTCTTGCCAAGCTCTGTTTTTTGCGGCTTCGGCGCTGTTATAGCTCATGGCTGTTTGCTGCTCGATGTGATTGTATACACCCTGCTGGATTGCCGATAAGGTGTTGTACCCCATCTGCATTAGCATTGAGTTGCGATTGTATTTTTGTTGTCCGGCCATGCTTGCTTGGCTTAGCTGGTTTGCTAGTGCTGCAATGTTTTTGTTTATCTCGTCGTTTGTTCCGCCGTTGCTGAAACTTGCACTGTCGCTTGAGCCTTGTGACCAGCTTGAACCGCTGCTCTGACTGTTTGCTTGTGATTGCTGTCCGTAACCTGAGCTTGTTCCAAACAGTTTATTTGCTGCTGCTCCCACTAGGCTTGGTAATGCTGATTTGAGTAGCCCGAGTCCGAATGTTGCTAATGCTCCCATAAAAATATGCCCGGGGTTTTGCCCCGGGCTTTCCCCCTTTCGTTTTTAGTGATGGTCGACGAGACCCGGAATGCTGTACATGGGCATTGGTCTTACGCTGGTGTTGTCAATGATTGTGTCCATGATAAATTGCGGTTCATTGTCCACTGCGAGAGTTCTCTGGATTTCAGAGTCTCCCTCTTTCATCCATGCTTGACTTAAGCTTGGGGTTTCCTTGTAGTTGTCACCGTAGTGCCAACTGTCCAGTGTTCCCGTTGCGTTGCTGCGGAATTTGCCGCTGATTCTGTTCGGCTTCATCCGGTATTCCGCCCATGCTTCTTGGTATCCAAATGCCTGTTCATCGGTGCTCGTACCAGTAAGATACAGTTCTTTTTTCAGGATGGCCTGTTCGCCCAGATTTGCAAATACAGGGTAGTAAAAGTCCAGGTTGTTTTTACGACTCCACATTCGTTCGAGACCTTGCTGGTAAGTATGGTCATGTCGGATGCAACATACGCCGATAACAAAGCCGTGTTCTTCGAAGCTTTTTGTAAACATGCTACCGTTGTACGGTGTAACACTTACTGCTCCTGTGTTGCCCTGCGGACTTTCTGCTGTCGTGCCGCTGGTCTGGATGACTTGACTCATGTTGATGGTGATTCGCGTACCGCCCAGATACTCCGGGATTTGCACCGTTTTATCGCTGATTTTGGTGTGGAACAGCGAATAAATCATCTCTCGGTATCTGCTGCCGCCGCGTGCGAGTTGCTCATAGTACTTTTGAACTTGGAATGCCTGCCGCAGCTGGTTGATAGTGGTTGCGTTGACCATTGAGAGGTCTGCTCCTATGGTCACTCCACTGTATACGGACAGTGTATTTTTTCCTACTGCCAGTCCTTTGTTTGCAACTGGCCCGTCTCCGACGTCCCAATCTGCGGCGTTAAAGGTGCTGCCTGTGCTTAACAGTCCTGCATCTTTTGCTATAGCTTTCATTTCGGCGCTGTTGATTGTTACTTTTCCTGTTGACGGATTGTACATTCCTAGCGGTGCACTTCCGGTTAGCGGAATGGTTACTGGTTCTCCTGCTTTCTGCGGACTTGGCAGTGCGCTTGTAAAGTAGTCATGAAACTTGTTTACCGGTAATGGTCTGCCGCCTCGATATGCTTCCTGCAGGCATTTTTCAAGGTCTTTTTTATTGTTGCCGTCTGCGTAGGTTACTGTTGCGTCTTCGATGCTGTTTATAGCTGGGTTATCTACATTTTGGTCTCTGAACCACTCCTGCCATATCATTGCGTAAGCCCGGAATGGCAGTGCGTTTACTTCAAATTCTGTATTTTTATCCTTGCATACTTTTGTCGGGATTCCCATGTAATCCATGAGGCTTCCTTCCAGCGGTAATGCATTGCTGCTGGTGCTTGCTTGGATTTTGATTTGCGGGATTGTGTATTCTTGTTTTTGTACCCACGGCCCGGTGTCGTTTTCGCCCATAAACCGCTTCCAGTTTTTCCACAGAATCCGGTTCGGTGTGAAAAAGTAATAGATGTCCATGTAACAGTTATCCATCACGGGAAAGATGGGCGTTGTCATACGGATAATGGCTGCCTGGTCAACGCTGAAGGTGTCGCCCGGTAGCACCTCATCTACGTAAAATGGAATAAGTTCTCCTGCGTTCATTGTCAATTTGACGTCTTGACGCCTTTTAAAGCGGCTTCGCGTGATGTCCAGTCGCGGAACTTGGTTAAATCCCGCATCTTTGTTTCTGTTCATTCTTTCACCTCGGTTTTCGTCATTTTGCTAGTCTCTACCTTTTCATCCGGTTCTGTTTCAGGGGTGTTCTTCGTCATAATGCCTAAATTTTCCGCCCATTCGATGCTTCCGAAGCTTGCGATAAACTTGTCCACGTCGTTGTCAAATTTGAGCTTGATTTCTTTTGGCACTTCATCCCAAATCTGCTCGGCTCGAATCATGATGTTTTGGAGTTCTGCTAGCGTGTGTGGTACCTCGGTAAAGTCTTGGATGTCGCCGCCCAATTCCGGTGCGATTCGCTCTGCAATGCTCGGGTCGATGCTTGCTCGGCGGATGATGTTTTCGATTTTGGTTTCTTCGAGATAGCTATCGATTTCAGCTTGCTGGTCAATGGTTTGGTCGAGCTTCAGCACCTTTTCGCCCTTTTCGTTGCGCTCCCAAAGGTATGTTCGTCTTACGCTTTCTCCGGCCTCAGTTGGCCATGCCGTCGTCGTCTCTCGGAAGTTACTTACTGAGCGAAATGCCATCGTAAATGTTCTCCTTTTCATTTTCAAACGTGCCGTCGCGTTCGTCAAACTTTGCGAGTTTGACCAGTCTGTAGTCGCTCGGCGTCTTGCTCATGATGTTGTTTTCGTCTGTGAGTGCAATTTTAAAATTACGCTCGGCGACTTTATCCTCGCGCTCGTTAATGGTGGTGATGTAGCACATAGCACACTGGTCGTAGATACCATAAACGTTAATCATAATCTAATGCCTCCTCGCATTGCGCCGCTGCCAAGGTTGATTGCTTTGGTTTTTCGTGCGGTCTTGTTGTAGATTTTTGCGTCTTTGGACTTGCGGACTTTATTCCTCTTTCCCATGGTTTACTTCCCTTCTGAGGATTTCTACCTCGATTTCCTTTGCTTTCGCTTTTTTTCTGAACACCATGTCAAGGTAGAATTTTGCGTCGTCGTACTTTGCGGCCTGTCGTAGCAGTTTGTACGCGTTGTCTATTTCCTTGTAGGTTCGTGTCAGTTCCTGCATGAGGTTCATATCGGTCTGGTCTCTTACGTTCCATGCTTTTTCTTTCATTGTTTACTCCTGGGGTTTGTTGCCTTCTACTGCGTGGTAAATCTTATCCAGCATGGCTAAGATTTTGCGGATGTTGTTAAACAGCGCGTCAATTTCCTTGAGAGTCAGAGCACATACCTCCTAAAAATTATTTTGTATAAATGGTTTTGTAAAAAAGCACTTTTGTGCTGTTTAACTGTTTTCAGTATAAAAAAAAAAAAG